ACTGCTGGCGTATATCTTAGCCGCAATCGTCACCAACTCACTGTGACTATTGATATTGCCGGCTTCAACCTGCCGCTGTAACCATGCGCCTTTGTTTTGCTGGCTCATCATGCGCGCTCTGTTTGTTTCTTGTCCGAATGTCATTGTGCCGCCCCCATTCTCTGGCCATGGTACCTCAAAAACATTGGGCACACCTCGCCCTCGTGCTCATTAAACAGGTTCCAGAGGTCAGGGTCTTCGATGTCATCAAAGACGTCATGCCCGATTGCCACGTATCCTGGCGACCATGTCCAGTCCTCGCGCAGAATGCTTTGCTCGATATAGAACCCCGGCTGGCCCAACTCCTCAGCCCGCTTGCTTGTCGGATAAGCGTACGCGACACTTTTCCTGATGCTGTACTTTTTCATGCTCATTCCTCTAGTTGTTTATATCTTGCCACGCTTCATGCGCGACTAGCTCGATACTATAGTCGTTTATATCACCTGCCCCCCCCTCTCGGGGGCGTTGTGGTTATGCATCGAAAAAGATGTTCAGCTCAACCGAGTTGCCGTCGGCGTCATACGCCAAGACCTTCTTTACTTTGAATTTCGTTCCGTTGGGCCCGCCGACCGTCGCGGTGCTCTGGGTCATGTCCAGCTCTTTACAGTGCATGTTGACTTGGACGTGTGAGGTCTCGCTGCCCTGTGGGTTGGTGATTTCCTCCGTGCGCACTCGCATGCTGCCGTTCATCAGGTTGGTTGTTTCTGCGTTGATTTCGTAGCTCATGTCTCTGTCTCTCTGTTGTAGTGTTTCGTCCGTACCGGGACTCATCAGACCGGCTGCTAGCCGATGACACTATGAGAGCTTCACCCGTTGCCGGTCAGTCTCTTTACCTTGGTCGATCTCCTGTCGGAGGTCAAGGCCGCTGTTTTGGACTGCTAGGCTGCGGATGCCTGTGTTGTGTTGCTTGATGAGTGAACCTTACCAGACCCGACGGTGATGGCAAGCGATTTTTTACAAGCTCCATTATATTTACATTATTTGGGTTTCCTGCATCCGCGCTACTGGTACATATATAGGTAAATCTGCGCCCTTCCTCCATCATGCCCTAGGACGCAATCTGAGCCCTTCTGAGACGTTTTTGCTCCGCCCTATGCTATGGCATTGCCTACCCCTCGAAAACGGCTCCTGTGGGTTTCGCATGTATGGATATACAGCGCTGTACCACCTGGATGATACAGATGCCGATCCCTACCATGTCTCGGCCCCGATTCCAACCCCTAATCGCATCCTCCATTATTCCTCAATTGTTTCTGAACACTACCCGAACACGACCGGGAACTTTCTTCGATTTCTGTTGTCTAATACCTCTTTACTGTATGGCTGTACAGTACGAGTCAGAGACTCGCGGTACTGTATGTATCGTCATCACTGTCTGGATATGCACCTGTAGGCGCTACGCACCGACGCAGCACAGGCGCCATATCCGGTCAGGGGTTATCAGGGTGTGATCCGGGGGGCTTCAGAGGGTCCATAGGCTACCACCCACACTCACACACTCGCCTGTTCTGGCTGCTGATGTGGACCTCTTGGCTGTTGGTCAAACGAACCAAGGGTTCGCAATACTGACTAACATGTGGTCAATACGGCTAACGTGTCGTCAATCCCGCCAATACGTGGTCAAATGCGCTAATACTTGGTCAATCCCGCCAGGTGAGTGGTCAAATGCGCTAAAATGTGGTCATTCTGACTAATTGACCCCACCGGGGGAGGGGAACGCCATGCTTGATTATAATTGGCACCCTCCCAGATACAAAATAGGGCAAAAATGGAATCCGGTAAGCCATTGATTCCAAACGTGTATTCTGTATTGTAAAAAAGGAGGAAAATGGGACCCGATACACCCTCTCAGAGCTCCTCAGAAGCCCTCTCAGGCGTTTTCCTGTCCTACCCTGTTGCATTGTATTCCCTATCCCCTAAACGCCTCTTGACAGCTCTCAGGAGCCTGTGTTAGAGTGCGTCCCCTATGACATTATCAGCATCAGACCAGAAGAGAGTGGCCGAGCGCAAGGAAATCAACGTCCGGAAGCGTGGCAGGCCCAAGAAGTCCGAGATCGAGGCCAAGAAGAAGGGCAATCGGGGTGCTGTTGGGCGTCCAAAGGGTGATGCAGCGGTCATCAACGAGTACAAGGCCCGGATGTTGGCGTCTCCGAAGTCCGCATTGGTGCTGGAGAAGATATTTGACGCCGCACTGGACGACGATCACAAGCACCAGTCAGCCGCATGGAAGCTGGTTATGGACAGGGTGTTGCCATCTGCTGCGTTTGAGCAGGAAGTGACCAAGGGTGCCGGCAAGAGCTCGATACAGATCAACATAACGGGTGTTGGCGGAGTCAGCATTCCTGACCAACCCCTAGATGGCGAGTTTGAGGAAGGAGAGTTTACGGATGGCTAAGCAGTATTTCGGGCAACAGGCCATCAGGGTCGTCGAGCAGGAGCTGGGCAGACCTTTGACCAACCCCGAGAAGCGGGTAGTTGAAGAGGAAGGCTATGTTGCGGGTGACTACCGCGACGACAAGGGCATTCTGACGTCTGGTGTGGGCCAGACAGGCAAGTACCGGGGCATGGGCTTCGATGAGACGTTTAAGGCTCACGAAGACACAGCCAAGAAGATGATCAAGGACTTCGACCGGTTGCCGGAGGGAGTGCAGGGAGAGCTAATACAGGCCGCTTATAGGGGTGATCTGCAGGGATCGCCTAAATTCCGCAGGCTGTTCAACCAAGGTAAGTACGCAGAGGCGGCGGACGAGTTCCTCGATAACGACGACTACAAAATATCGAAAAAACTGAACGAATCCGGCAAGCCCCATGGGGTGCAGGGGAGAATGGAGCGTGTGGCGGATGCTGTGCGGGCCATGAAGCCCAAGAAGAAGGCCAAGCGCGGGATGTTAACCGGTGGAAAATGAGAATGAGGTGCAGGAGAAGGACTACAGGGTGATATTTGCCCAACAGTCCGACCTGAATTGGACTGGCAACCTATCCGACGAGGACGAAGTTGAGCGATCTTAGTGTAGAGCTTCTGCCGTGGCAACAGGAACTTTGGGTGGATTCAACTAGATTTCAGGTGGTAGCAGCCGGTAGACGCTGCGGGAAGTCTCGCTATGCTGCGTGGAAGCTCATCATCAACGCCCTGAGCGACAAGCCCGGGCAGGTGTTCTACGTGGCACCAACGCAGGGTCAGGCTAGGGACATCATGTGGAACCTGCTGCTGGACCTTGGGAGGCCGGTGGTTAAGAGTTCGCATATCAACAACCTCCAGATTACCCTGATCAACGGGGCTGTAATCAGTCTCAAGGGCGCTGACAGACCGGAAACCATGCGTGGTGTGTCCCTGAAGTACCTCGTGCTGGACGAATATGCCGACATGAAGCCCTCTGTATTCGAGGAGATTCTACGGCCCGCACTGGCTGACCAGAAGGGTAACGCGCTGTTTATCGGTACTCCGATGGGCCGAAACCACTTCTATGAGCTGTACAAGTACGCCGAGCTGAACGATGATCCGACATATCGGGCGTGGCACTTCACCTCATACGACAACCCTCTGCTGGACCCAGAGGAGATTGACATAGCCAAGCGCAGTATGTCATCATACGCCTTCAGACAAGAGTTCCTAGCTTCGTTCGAGGCTAGAGGGTCTGAGATGTTCAAGGAGGACTGGATCAAATACTTCTCTGGCGACAAGCCGAGTGGGTCCACCTACATAGCCATCGACTTAGCGGGGTTTGAACAGGTTGGAAAGAAAACAGGCAAGAACTCCCGGCTCGACGACACGGCGATTGCTGTTGTCCATGTCTCTACAGAAGGATGGGTCGTTGAGAACATTATACACGGACGCTGGACGGTTGAGGAGACTGCGGCAAAGATATTCCAAGCCGTCAGAGATTATCAGCCAGTATCTGTCGGAATCGAGCGAGGCATAGCCAAGCAGGCCGTGATGAAGCCCATCATGGACCTTCAGAAGAAATACGGGACGTTCTTCAGGATTGAGGAGCTGACCCACGGCAACAAGAACAAGACAGACCGAATCATGTGGGCGCTACAGGGCCGATTTGAGAACGGGTATGTGGAGCTGAAGAAGGGCGATTGGAACATGAAGTTCCTTGACCAACTATTCCAGTTCCCTGACCCACTGACTCACGACGACCTTGTGGACGCATTAGCATATGTTGACCAGCTCTCCAATGTGGCTTATCATAGCGACATGGAGGTTGGCGAATACGAAGTATTGGACTTTCACGCAGGATACTAGGATAACATGACTGACATTTTTGAAAGCGATGTGCTGATGGCCGACGAGAGCCTAGCCGACTGGGTGATGACCAAGTGCGACAACTGGCGCAATCACTACGAGGGCAACTACGCCGACAAGCATCAGGAATACTACAGGCTGTGGCGTGGTATCTGGGCGCAGGAGGATTCCACCAGAGCATCAGAGCGCAGCAGGATCATCGCTCCGGCGCTGCAACAGGCCGTAGAGTCTAACGTTGCGGAAATGGAAGAAGCTACATTCGGCAGGGGTCGATGGTTCGACATCTCTGACGACATGATGGATCAGGACAGCGCAGACGCCATGTTCCTGAGAAACAAACTGGAGGAGGACTTCGCGTACAACAAGGTGCGGAAGGCCGTCTCAGAATGTCTGATTAACGCTGCCGTGTTCGGTACAGGCATCGGTGAGCTGGTTATCGAGGAGCGTCCTTACGCTGCGCCAGCTACTCAACCACTGATGGATGGTCAGTTGCAGGCGTTTGGCGTGAACATCACAGAGCGTGTCTGCGTCAAGATGAACCCTGTGCTGCCCCAGAACTTCCTGATCGACCCTGTCGCGACTTGCGTAGATGATGCGATGGGTGTTGCTATCGATGAGTTCGTATCGGCGCACCACGTTGATCAGCTTCAGGAGCAGGGCGTCTACAACGATGTGCCTGTCGGTACGGCTTCACCCGATGCTGACATCGAGCCAGACCAAGACTTGACCGTCTACCATGACGACAAGATCAGGCTGACCAAGTACTACGGCCTCGTGCCTCGCGACATTCTCGCCAAAGAGACTGAAGTAGAGGGTGAGGACATGTACGTGGAAGCCGTCGTCGTAATCGCTAATGGTGGCGTCCTGCTCAAAGCCGAGGAGAATCCGTACATGATGCAGGATCGTCCGGTTGTCGCATTCCCGTGGGATGTGGTTCCCGGTCGATTCTGGGGTCGAGGTGTGTGCGAGAAAGGGTACAACTCGCAGAAGGCTCTGGATGCAGAGATACGCGCTCGCATCGACGCTCTGGCCCTCACAGTGCACCCGATGATGGCCGTAGACGCCACACGTATGCCGAGAGGTGCTAAGCCAGAGATTCGTCCGGGCAAGATGCTGATCACCAACGGTGACCCGCGTGAAGTCCTGCACCCGTTCAACTTTGGTCAGGTAAGCCAGATCACGTTCGCTCAAGCCGCATCGCTTCAGCAGATGGTGCAGCAGGCTACAGGCGCAGTAGACTCAGCCGGCATTGCTGGTCAGGTCAACGGTGAAGCCACCGCTGCGGGCATCTCTATGTCTCTGGGTGCCATCATCAAGCGGCACAAGCGAACACTGATTAACTTCCAAGATTCATTCCTGATCCCGTTCGTCAAGAAGGCTGCACACCGATACATGCAGTTTGACCCGGAATCATACCCTGTATCAGATTACAACTTCCGAGCAACCTCCACCCTAGGCATCATCGCCCGCGAGTACGAGGTCACGCAACTGGTACAGCTCTTGCAGACCATGCCGCCGGATTCGCCACTGTACTCCACACTGGTCGAGTCTATCATCGACAATATGAACCTCGCCAACCGCGAGGAGCTGATCGCCTCTCTGCGTCAAGCTAACCAGCCTTCGCCGGAAGCGCAGCAGGCCCAGATGGCTATGCAGCAGGCTCAACTGGACTTCCAGAACGCTCAGACGCAAGCTCTACAGGCATCTGCTCAAGAGTCTATGTCACGCGCTCAGAAGTACGCCACAGAGACTCAGTACATTCCTATGGAGGTCGAGATCGACAAGATGGCCGCTGCCACCAAGAACCTGCAAGCCGGCGATTCCGATGATAAGGAGTTCGAGCGCAGGATGCGGGTAGCCGAGTTGTCCCTGAAGGAGCGCGACCTCCAGATCAAGGAGGGTGAGGCCGAGCAGGCAAAGGCAGACGCAGAAAACGGGGTTGCAGCCGAGATGGAGCTGATGCGGAGGCTTTCTGGTGAGTAAATTTTCCACGGACGGGAAGATACTTGCGGTATTTGATGCGCTGGAGCGCAAAATCGCAGACGTTGCTAAGAGCAAGGGGTTGAACGGCAAGGACGGAGCACAGGGACCAAAGGGCGAGACCGGGAAGGTCGGACCCTCTGGCCCCGCCGGGAAGGCTGGCAAGGATGGCCGGGACGGCAAGGACGGCAGCAGATTTACACTCGAGGAAGCATAACATGATCTCACAAGGACAATTCAACAGGGCGATGCAGGAGATAAACGACAGCTACGGCAAGATGGCGGCCCGGGTCGGGGTTCTGGAGGAGCGCATTGCTCAACTGGAAAAGAAGCCGGAGCCAGAGCCAAAGAAGGCTCCAGCCAAGAAGGAGGCGAAATAGACCACATATCGGTCAAATTGACCACCTCGGGGTTGACAAGAACGAAAACCCCGTGATAGTATCGCCCTGCTTGCAGAGGATAATCAAGGAGACCCATGACCCCGGAGCTAGAGGAATACTTCGACCACCTGAACGTGATGTTTAACAGTGAGGGCTACAAGCTGCTCATTGAGGAGGTTGAGAACAAGATTGCACTGCTGAACGACCTGACGACGGTCAAGACGGCAGATGAGCTGCATCGCAGACATGGCCAGATTGCTGCGCTACGGTCTGTGTTGTACTTCTCCGACACGGTGGCTGTTGCTAGAGAGCAGGCTGAGGAGGGCGAAGATGCTCAAGATTTTTGATTTTAAGTGCCCGGAAGGGCACGTAACAGAAAAGATGGTACGCGGCGATGTCAAGGTCACAAGGTGCGACTGCGGCAAAGATGCTACCAGACAACTGTCGGCTCCGGCTTTCCATCTCGAAGGTGCCTCTGGGGATTTCCCCGGCAGACACATGCGATGGGTGAAAGAGCACGAAAAGGCCGGCAGAAAACCCACTCCATAATGATTTAGTCACGGAGATTAATAAGCTATGTCAAGAGCTGGATTGATTGATCTACCTCCTGAAGAGGAACAAGTAGATACTATCGAAAACGAAGATGATGGGACTCAGCCAATCGAGAGCGTCGAAACTGTCGAAGCGGAGGAGCAACCCCAGAACGAGCCTAACATCCCTGAGAAGTATCGAGGCAAATCCCTAGAGGAAGTTGTCCAGATGCACCAAGAGGCTGAGAAAGCTCTAGGGAAGCAGGGGAGCGAGGTTGGAGAACTTCGTAAGGTTGTGGATGAGTACATTGCTGAGCAGAGTGCACCACAACAGGCACCTCACCAAGAGGCTGGCACCGAAGTAGATGAATTGGACTACTTCACCGACCCGCGGGGCAGTGTGCACCGAGCTATCGACAGTCACCCGTCAGTGATTGAGGCTCGTGAAGCTGCTGCTGCACACAGGCAACAAACGGCTATGGCCACTCTACAGGCTAAGCACCCTGACATGCAAGACATCTTGCAGGATGCTGGCTTTGCCGAGTGGATCAAGGCGTCTAACATTCGTAAGCAACTGTTCGTAAGAGCAGACCAGCAGTACGATGCCGAGGCCGCTGATGAGCTGTTTAGCTTGTTCAAGGAGCGCAAGACTGCTGCAAGGCAGACTGTTGCTGCTGATCAGAAGGCTCGCAAGAGTGATCTGAGAGCTGCAAGCACTGGTGGCGCTCGCGGAAGTGGTGAAGGAGTCTCCAAGAAAGTCTACCGACGGGCAGACCTTATTAAACTTATGAAAAATGACCCCGCTCGATATGAGGCGCTTCAACCTGAAATCATGCGCGCATATCAGGAAGGTCGAGTTAAATAGTCAAGGAGACTAAATCATGGCTACGGCTACTTATCCCGGCGCGGCCGGTAATACCGCAAAAACTGAAGCTGCAACCTTTATCCCGGAAATCTGGTCTGACGAGATCATCGCTGCTTACGAGAAATCTCTCAAGCTGGCACCCCTCGTCAAGAAGATGAAGATGACCGGCAAGAAAGGCGACACCATCCACGTTCCTGCTCCCGTTCGCGGCGAAGCAAACGCTAAGGCTGCCGACACTGCAGTTACGATCATCGCTAACACTGAGAGCGAAATCACGATTGACATCAACCGTCACTTCGAGTACTCGCGTCTGGTTGAGGACATCGTTGAAGTACAGGCTCTGTCCAGCCTTCGACAGTTCTACACTCAGGACGCTGGTTACGCGCTTGCTAAGCGTATCGACACTGACCTGCACTCTGTAGGTACTGCGTTCGGTAACGGCGGCGCTGTTGTATTCTCTGACGCTGTTGCAGAAACTGACTACCAGCACACAGGCTGTTTCTTCAACGACGGTGGCACCACTACTCAGTACACCGACGACACTCTCGTTGCTGCTGACGTATTCACGGACGCTTTCTTCCGAGACATGATCCAGAAGCTCGACGACAACGATGTACCGATGGACGGCCGCGCGCTAGTCATCCCTCCGTCAGCTCGTAACGCCGTCATGGGCATCGACCGATACGTTTCTACCGACTTCGTTAACAGCGGCAAGGTAGACAGCGGTTTGATTGGTAACCTGTACGGCATTGATGTGTACGTATCTTCCAACTGCGCCACTATCGAAGAGGTTGGTGAGGTTGCTACCGATACTGCAATCGCTGTACGCGCTGGCCTCCTGTTCCACCGGGATGCTATCGTGCTGGCTGAGCAAGTTGGCATTCGCTCACAGACTCAGTACAAGCAGGAATACCTGAGCAACCTGTACACGGCTGATTGCCTGTACGGCGTTCAGGCTTACCGTCCTGAAGCTGGTTTTGTTCTGGCCCTGCCTGAGTAAGACCGTCCCGCCGGGGAGTCCTTCATGGGCTCCCCACCCTTTTAATACATTCAATTTTCGCCGAGGTGCCCGATTGAGAAGCGCAATAGTCAACTCCATACGTCAGAGCATTCGACAGTCTATTCGCGGGTCTGGCAACCCTGTCCCAACCTTTGGCTTGCCGCTTCAGAACTCCCTGGACACCAATATCGCGAGCACTCGCGCAACGGCGTCCTTCACCCGCGCCACCACAGGCACCGTAGAAGACCACGAAGGCCGCATTATCGAGGTGCCTTCTAACTGCGCCCGGATGCGTGGTGCGCGGTATGTGCAGAACCTGATTACTGCGTCTGAGGACATGACTAATGCTGGTTTTATTGAGCAAAACGGTGGCTCGGTAACGGCGACAGAACTAACCACTGACGGGACTACTGATAGCGGTGTTTTTTGGACGCACACAATAACTGATGATGGCTCTGGCGCTGGTGGCAGAACCTTTGTGTTTAGCGCGTCGATACGGCTGGTTAGCGGGACAATCAGCGCAAGCAGTTCACTGCAATTTAGGCTTCAGGGTAGCGCGGTTACACAGGCCACTGCCGGGATTGGATATGAGGTTTCGTCAACAGCAAAACGTTTTTCTGTGTCAGCATCCACCGATGCCTCTGGCACAACAGTAATTCCTAAAATTGATTGCGACGACGCAGTAACCCTAGAAATCACAAACTGGCAACTAGAAGAAGTCACAGGCAACATCACCCATGCGCCCTCTGAGTATGTCTCTACGGGCGTGGGGACGGGGGGTGAGTTGTTCGATAGCTCATCTCCTGTTCTCGGTACGGGCTGGTCAGACAATGGCGACGGCACATTTACGAGAACGGATGCCGCCTCAGTTACTAGCGTTGGATTCCCGATAACGGTCACGGCAGACAGCGCCCACACTTACGCAGTTCAGTATTCGGTATCAGGAATATCTGGTGGTAATTACTACCCAAGGTGGTCAAACGACGGTGCTGGAACAAACCCAACTCCATCTTACGCAACGCGCACAGACGCATCAGGAACATTTGTTGATCTGATTACGCCCATTTCTGGAAATGACCATATAGAGCTTCGGTTTGGCACGAATACGGTAGGCACGATAGAAATATTGTCAGTCAAGCCGTTGGACGCACACGGGTTAGGCGAAAATGGCGTGGTCGATGGTGTCAAGGCTTTCAACTACCACAATGGGAATACCGTAGCCTCTACAGGCGTAGTAACAGAAGCCCAAGGCCCAGCGATCAACTCCAGCACGAGTCAGTGGGTGGAGCTTGATGGGGCGAGTGGGACTTATGTCTCGATGCCGGATAATGCTGCTGCGAGTGTTACGGGTGATATAACGCTGATTGCTTGGGTGGCTCTGGATGATTGGACGCCAAGCGCCTTTAACGAGTTTATTTCCAAATACAACGCATCAGGAAACGAAAGGTCATACCGCGCAGGGGTGAACTCAGACGGAACAATCACCTTTCGCCACTCTGCCGACGGTATAGCGGCTACTGATTGGACGTCTACCGCTGCAACTGGCTTCTCAGACGGGACAGGTCATTGGCTAAGAATTACCGCAGACGTTTCTGCTGGTGAAGTGACTATATTTACCTCCGAGCAACCGTTGGGATCGGCATTGTCAGACTTGTCTTGGACGCAACTTGGAGAAACAATTAGCGGTAGCAGTTTTTCGATTTATGATGGAACCGCAATCTTTGCTGTTGGCGCGGAGTCAAATGGAACTACAGCCCCCGTCTCCGGCAAAATCTCCCGCGCAGTAGTCATAGCCTCGACAGACCCGACAGCCACCCCCGTAGTCGATTTCAATGCCAATGACTATGAGGCAGGAGTGACATGGGAATCCTCTGGGGCCATCCCGACAGCCACGGTTACTAATGGCGGCTTCGATACCGATAGCGACTGGACAAAGGGCACTGGCTGGTCTATTTCCGGAGGCACAGCTTCCTCTGACGGAACACAGTCAGGGTCTAGCCTCCTTCAACAGCAGAGAACAGACTGGATTGTTGGCAAGCTAGTAAAAATTACATTCACGCAGACAGAAAGAAGCGCGGGGCAGACGGCCTTTACTGGCTCACCTACGGGCATGACTCGACTTTCTGCGTTTCAGGGCTTTACTACAACAGGTACATTTTCGGCCATTTATCAGGTTACGGCATCGACAGCGGATATAGACATTACCGCTGACGCCAACTATGTTGGCAGTATTGACAACGTAACTGCCGAATACTTGCCCGACCTCTGGACACTCAACGGCACAGCCAGAGCGTTCTCGCCCTTTGCGGCTTGGGCTGATTTGCCCAACTCCAGCGGCGACTACATCAGCACCCCGGACGACGTAAAAAATTCTCCGACAGATGACTTCTGTACGGCTTTCTTTGGTGCGCTGGACTGGCAGACCCCATCGTCAGACGAAACACTTTCCTCTAAGTTTCAAAGCGGCGGCGTGACCTTCATGCTCCGCAACGTCAGCGGGCTCATGCGGATCGACCTGTCATCTACAGGCGGGTCAGAAACAACGGTCAACGCTACCGTGAAAACCAGCTTTCAGGACGGCGCGATGGGCGGGGTGATGATCGCCTTTGATCACTCTGAAGGAACAATCACTTTGTACGAATCGCACGATCACCCGTTTACCCCTTGGAACCAGATTACATGGGTTGAGCTTGAGGTCATTACTGGGGCGTCTATTGCCGGAACCCTGTTCAATGGCAGTACTTTGTGGCGAATCGGTGCTTATAATTCTGGCGGCACTAACGGCATCATGGATGGCAAGGCTGCGAGAGCGGCGATCTGGAAGTCTACGGATTTCTCTGTAGAGCCTGACGCCCAGTGGGACGCAAGGATTCACACTCCCGGCGTAGCAACAGCGACAGGCGCTGACGGCCTTACCTACACGCTCAACGGCAACGTGAGCATCGAGCAGAATATCCCCTCACCTTGGGATGCTTCAGGGCCATTGGGGTATCTGAGTGAGCAGGCGGGGACTAATTTGATTACTTACTCTGAGGACTTCAGCAACGCTGCGTGGGCCAAGACCTCAATAACTGTCTCAGCAAATAGCGCAGTTGGGCCTGACGGCAAGAAGACTGTTAGCACGTTCACTGAGACAACAGGAACCAACATTCATGGCATTGGGACATCCCAAGTCTCCGTAACCAGCAGCAGTGACTACACGATGACCTTCGCGGTCAAGAAGAAGTCTGACAGATGGTTTCAGTTGTCCTTTCAGAGCGGTGAGTTCGGCACGAATGCCTATGCCAACTTCGACTTCGATACAGGCTCGTGGGGGACGGTAGGCAGCGCGACAACGGCACACAGGCCCATCGCTCTCGGTGGGGGCTGGTATGAGGTTTCTATCACCGCACCGGCTACGGCAACTGCTGCCACGGCGAGGGGCTATCTGTTCTTCACCAACAATGCTGACGGAGCCAGAGCGCCTTCTTATACGGGTGCGACTGACAGCGATGTTTACGTGGCATATAGCCAAGTAGAAGCATCCTCCTTCCCCACCACCTACATCCCCACCACATCCAGCAGCGCCACCCGCAATGCCGATGTTCTGACATACAGCGCAGTGGGGAATGCTCCGTATGGTCGAACTCAGCATTTGGAGTACACGCCGGGGCAGATTTCAACCAACACCCAAGTGCTGTCTATCCATGATGGTGATTCTAATGAGCCTGTTTACATTGAGACAGGTAGCGACGGCTCTATAACTGGTGTTGTTTCTTCGGATGGCACAAACAAGGCGGTTGAAACTGCCACAAACGATTCAATCATAGGGGTCACGCAGTCCATTACCTTTGCTTCGTTCACGAATGACGCACAACTCTATATAGATGGTTTATCACAGGGCGCGGCAGATACAGACGTAACTCCTGATCCCGACCCTCCTACAACCATACAAATTGGAGCCAATAACGCCAGCGGAGCGCAACCCTACGGCACAATCCGCAACGTAAAAATATTCAACAAGCGGCTCAATGACTCGCAGGTGGCAACGCTATGATTATTTCCATCTGTCACGACATGGACGCTCTCAGGGCCACAGGACTCGTAAACGAGGAATCACCCTACAGAGGCAAGATCGACGGACGCTCGGGCAAGCATATTCAGTATTCACCAGATGGCACTAAGAGCATGATCGTCATTACCTCGATTGACGAGCTTGAAGGCTTGGCTGAACTGCCCTTTGTGACCGTTACCTCTCTCGAAGAAATCCACGGATTCAAGCGTCAGGTCGAGATTGAGGGTGAGCTTCAGTGGACAGAGGAGGTTGTAACTGTCCCTGCATACACGCCTCAAGTGGTTGTGGGCTATACAGACGGCGACCCAATCTACAAGGTAGTGCGACATGACAAGCAAAAGACTGTCACTCGCACTCACGACGAGGATGGTAATGAACTGCCAGAGCCTATCGAGGTCGGAGTCGTTAAGACGCGCAATGTCTACGGAGAAGATGGTGAGCTACTTGAGGTCATTGAAACCCCGGTAATGGTGCTGGACTACTACGAGACAACCGACGAGATTGAGGGCTACAAGCAAGTTCCTGTGTATGGCGATGGTGAGGAGGTTCCTGAAGACACCTACACCCAGAAGGTTCCTGTGCTCGAAGAAGTGGCAGGTGATCCTGAGCTGAAGGCCCTGTATGACGAGATATATCCACGCACCCCTACAGTAGACGAGGAAGGGAATGTTCATATGCCACCTAAGTACTTTGCTATTCCGGGCGGG